CTTATCTCCTACTTGTGAGGTAACAATACCAACTACATCTCCTATCTTATAACCATTTCCAAGTTGGGCAGTAGTAATTCCAGTAATTGCACCATCTGTGGCAGTAATATTTAATTTAAGATCAGTACCCTCTCCAATAATATTATAAGTTTGAACATCAGTAGTACTTGTGTAATTAGAACCCCCATCAGTAATTACTGCACCTTTAACAGAATTACCTACACCAACAATAACTGCCCTTGAGAAATTATATGTAGATCCTACAATTGTCCTTCCAGCACTTAAGGTTGTAATACCTGCGTTTCCAGATTTTATTGTAGTAATACCAATTTTTCCAGTTTTTGAAAGTGGTATGATTGGATTTGATTCTAATGTTTCAACATAACCATTACTAGTATTCAAAGTTGGATTAGAGAAGAATACAGTTCCACTAGTAGAAGTAAATCTAGCTTTATATAATTTAAACTTCAAATCTTCATATTGATCAGCACTCCAAATAGAACCATTTTGTGATTTAAAGAGACTACCTAACGCCCATTGCTGAGAATATACTTGAGCTGAAGCATTTGGAAGATCTTGAGTATTTACTGCAGTTTCACCCATTCTGGCAATCCAAACATTATACTCATTACTTGTAGGAGCTAAGAGAACAATAGCATATTCTCTTCCTGGTGGTAAATATATTGGTTCTGAGAATGTAACTTTAGTAGCTACTGTACCATCTGTAGATGTTGTAATCTGACTTGGAGTTAATGTTACGGGTTTTCCAATAACATTTAATGTGGGAGTTCCTAATTCTACTGTTCTTATTTCAACAGTAAGTGGATTATCAGTTTGCTCTGGTTTAGTTGCAAAGTAAATATCTACAGCAGTTATAGTAACTCCATACTGATCCTCATCAAATCCCATTACATCAGGAATACTCTCAACATTTCCACCAACACTAAATGATTGAGCTAAAGGATCTAAATGCCTCTGGGTTCTTACTTCTATATTTCTTCTAGTAGTAATATCCCTAGTTAATTGTTGTAGAGTTCTATATGTACCTACAGATTCATATTCCGCTTGAGCATCTGAGAGTCTTATACCTGGACCCCTTAAATTTGTAGAACTATCAGTAATTCTAAAAGTCTTTCTTCCTGTTCTAACAACAACACTAGGAGCTGGAGTTGTATTTGGATCTTTTAAGAAAAATGTTCCTTGCAACTCACCAAACGTATCACTAACTAATCTTAAGTCTTTAACATATGCAATTGCTCCACTTTCTTGACCAACTAATTTAGTACCAACAGTAACATAACCATAATATAAACCTTGTGCTTCTGTAGCTAATGCTACACAATCAACATTTATTATCTTGGAAGAATTTGTATATTCTGCTTGTATAGTTTCTGAAGGTGCATATGGATTTGGTCCATAAACTGCACTTGGACTATTATAAGCACCATCTTGGTGGTTAGATTGAGCAACTCTAAAAGTGATTATTTCTGATGAAGATCCAGTACTTGTTTCTGCAAATCCTTTAACCGTTTCTCCAACTCTAAAAGTTCCAGAAGAACCATAGTTGGTTAAAGTATTATCATTCGATATTTCCAATAATTTGGGAATAAAATCTACCCCAGACATTCCATCTAGAAACTGATAATGTGGACTAAAAGGTCTTAATCGTTTTGCAGTAAAATGAGTATTTCTAGACCTCATATAAACATCACGAGAATCTTCTACTAAATCATCTACTACTGTTCCCTGTTCTTCTTCATTAGTAAAGGTACGTGAATTCCATCCCTCACCTATTACATTGCTTATGGTTTGACCATCTCTTACTACAACGTTCCATCCACGACCTCGTATTATCTGTTCTTCTACAACTTCCTCCCTAGCAATATTATCAAGTCTAACTGTTCTTACCCAAGTATCTCTACTTGGTTGTAAAGTAAGATTTCCATGGAAAGTTGTTACATTGAATGGATTCACATTTTCCATTTTAGTTGCTAAAACCTGCTCTATCCATCCCTCCTCATCATATGCCAAAGTTACTACATCACCAGTTTTCTGAACATTAGCATCTAATAGTGTAAAATTGGTACCATAATCCGAATTAGCATCAGTAGTGCTTGTTTGTGGCATTAAAGAACTATCAAGACTATTTCTAGTAATAAGAGGTCTAATTTCTTGATCGTTACTGTCTACTGTTAGTGAAGAAACATTTAAATTAACAAAATTTGGTGTTTTAAAGTTATCTACAAAGAATCCACTCTTAAATCTATCTCTTCCTGCTGCATCTTGAATGGATAATGATTCAGTACTAACCTCAAGTAATGATAATGTCGTTACTTCTTCAAGTTCCTCAATCCTATCTTCTAGTTTTCCAATATCTCTCATAGTATATCTTCTATTATCCGTCAAATTGACACGAATACTAGCAGGATTGTAAAGATATGGAGGAATAGTAAGTGTAGCCAATTCCATGGAATCGGTGATCAAATTTGGAGATTGAGGATGTCTTGCTGGTTTACCTTTTTGTACAGATAAAACACCATACTCACTCAAATAAATCTTATCAATTCTACCAAGATAATACTCATATCCAAGAAGAGTGGATTCATTAGCAGCAAGTATGAACTTTGGAGTCTCAGTAAATGCTAATGATCTTGCATTAAAATCAAATGGTGAAGTAGTAATTCCAACAAATTCAGATACTCTTGGTCTGAAGTCCAATGTATCAGTTGCTCTTACACTACCATCAATAAGTGGAATATCTTTAGAATATCTATTCTTATCATAACTTAAAACTGTAAATACATCTCCAGTATCATTTGAAGGAACACTATAGAAATCATATACAATTAATAATTGTTTTGATGGTACTGATGCAGTTCTATTTCTATCTAATCTAGAAAAATCATAATATTGTGGTCTTTGACCTTTATCTAAGGTAAAGGAATTTGTAATATTTTGATATTGACCATCTGTTGTACCTTCATTAATTGCTTGAAGAGTAGTTGTTATATTTGATTCTTGGAATACAACATCTTCATACTTACTAAATCTCTTCTCATTCAGATATACTATACCTAATCTGTTTGCTCCACCACTAGAAGGTGTAGATCCATTATTAGTAACAACTCTTGCAATTGTATTAGAAGTTTTACCAACTACATTTTCACCTATAACTACATTAGTTCCTACGGATGCAGTAGCAGTTAATGTAATAGTATCTAAAGTTGGTGCACTACTATCAAGAGACTCATAAACAGCTAAAACTTTTGATACATCAGGAACATTCAAAGATATTGAATCATCCTGAACTCTTAATCCATAAGCCTCACCATTATAAGTCAATCCATCATTAAGTGTACTTCCTGCACTACTACCAGATCCTTCTAAACTAGATTTATTAACAGTTAATATTTGACTTCTTTCATAATTTTTTATTTTACTTTGAATACCTTGCTTCTTAGCAGTTATACCAATAACTCCATCACTATCAGTAGCATTTAATCCAGTAAATTGTGCCTTCGAACCATCTCCAAGTAACTTGAATGAGTCTGAAGTTATAGTTCCAACTCCTGTAGTACTTCCATAATGATAGGCATATCTATTTAAATTATAAGCTTCAAAAAATGCTGTAGATATTCCTGAACCTGCTCCATCTTTAACATCACTAAAACTAATAGTTGATGCTGATCCAACGGCATCAATACCAGTTACTTGAGCAGAAAGTCTAAGAACTGAAGATGAAAGATCAACTGATGCAATATTAGAATCAGGAAGTCTTTCATACAAACCTCCTTCAATATCATTAATTCTAGAACGACCTAACCATGCATTGCAAGCACCCACAGATCCTGCACCAGTTCCTTTATATACACCTACTACAGTTTGACCAATATCAGCAAAGGTTGCTGATAATGAATTGGCAGCAATAGCAGTTATTCTTACATATGTTAAGTAACTTAAACCATCTGCAGATGCAGTAGCTTTAACTTTAACTATGTCATTAACTTTAATACCTGAAAGGACACCTCCAATAGGTGTCAGAGTACCACTAGATAGTTGAACCATGGTAATACCATTAGGTAAATCAACAGTATCTAACTGTGCATCTGCTGTAAGATTTTGTACATATGGAGAAGTTGCAGTCTGTTTTACTGATTTAATATCACTACCAGTATAAGCAGCAACTGCAGTAATAGAACGAGGAAGGGTATCAACTCCATTAATAAGAATCTGTTCTCCGACCATAAAGGTACCAGAAGTCTGTCTTAGATAAACAGTTGTACTAGCACCACCAGCTGCTGTAGCATATCCATTTGCACCACTATTTTTACCTTTTATAAAATAAGTCTCTTTAACCTCAGTATTTGATACTTCAATATTTAATGTTAATTTAGTATAAGTTTGGATATCATATAGACGAACATTCCATGTACTAGTTGGACCTGAATAGGTACTATCTTTAGGGGTAACTGAATATACTCTTGCCTTTCCAATTACTGTTCCAGTAGAATTCAATTGATCATACAAATCAATAACTTTTCTATATTGAGGTTGTCCCTTTAAATTATTACAAACTAAAAGAGATCCCATTGTAAAAGGAACATTAGCAGCATCTATCTTTTCAACATCTCTTGTTTTATTTACATCTAAAATACTTACAGAATCTGTTACTACATCATATCCCTTTACATAGGCTTCCCCACCAGAAATACTATAACACATTAAGTCGTCTGAAGGAGTATTGCCTTGATCAGTATTTTGATCACTGAAAAATAATCCACCATTTCCTAATCTATTATTTAATGAATTACTAGCATTTATATTAAAAGGTTGGAGGGAATAATTTCCAGATTCTTCGAATGTTCTCTCAGCTAAATAATCTTTAATTATATTATAATCTGTCTTAGTGGTAATTTTTCTAATTTTACCATCTTGAACTCTTAATATCTCAACAAAATCAGTATCATTCTTATCTGATATTTCTTTTTTAACAAGAGTTAAAGAAATCTTCAATCTATCTGCTCCTGGAGCAGCATAGTTAGTAAATCCTTTTGCATTATCATATAATGAAGGATCATCTTTTGCAGTAATTATTTGTTCATCAATCTGCAATCCAACTCTATATGATGGAGTATTACTATAATAATCTAAAATTATAGTTTGTTTGGAAACATTAACAAAAGTTCCCCTAATAAAATACACACCATCAGCCACAGAAGCAGCAGAACCAGTTGCGGTGGCATCAGTAGACAATAATGTAGCAACTGCAGTTCCAGCATTAATTGTGGTACTACCATAAACTAAATTTTCCTTTACTATCAAAGATTCACCGTCTAGGAATGCGGTTCTAGTAAGAGTACCAGTATTATATTTTACATAGATGGTTAAATCTTGTACATTATTTGAATCAGGTAAAGCAACAAAATCTACAACAGCCGTTACTCCACTTACTGATCCTTCAACTACTTTACCTATAAGTTGATCTGTATATAAAGAAATATCAATCCCAAACTGTGTAGCATTAAGTTTTACAGCATCAAATTCATCGTCAAATGTAGGAGCACCAGGGATAACTATAGATCCCTCTTTAAACATATGACTACCAAAATCTTCAATCTGATTTTGTAAAATAGACTGTAAATTAGTTAATTCTCTAGCTTGAACTGGAAAACCTGGTTTAAATAAAACTTTGTAAAAATTATTATCCGATTCAAAATCATCATAATAAGGACTTATATTTAAATCTTTTTTCTGTGCCATGTTTCTTTAAAATTCCAGGATGATTTTGATGTCTTCTTTTTGTCTATCATCACGTGTGACTATCTTTCGATTGTCAATGTAAATGACATCACCAGTTGTTTTATTTATCTCAGGATCAGCAAGACCTTTTGTAAAGCTAACTCCTAAATTTATTTCTTTAGTTCCTACTGTTGTAGTAATACCACTAAAATCTTGTATAGATTCTTCACCAGGACTTCCACCAGCAAAATTAATTGCTTTAGTTCCTGTTTCAAATGAAATCACTTTAGCATCACTACCAACTCCAACATAATCTGTTTGATCAGATGTGGAAGAGTTGTAATATAAAGATCTATCTTGATAATATTTCAGAACTCCAGTATCACTATCATAAGAAGTGACATATGCTTTTGCAACGTCACCATTTGTTTTAGTCTGAGTTATTTTAGTACCTATTACAATAGAAGCACTATCTGTAAAATTATCAGGATCAAATTTAATTGCACCTAAAGAAGAATACTCAGTTCCAGTAAATGTTACTCCAATAGCTGTTGATGTTGATGGATTTTTAACAATTCCAACTTGAGCAAATTTTGCATCAGTTGGAAAATCTTTAGTAGAGTCATCAAATCTAGCATAAACCAATACTCTATCAGCTCCCAATTCTTTATAGATGTCATAACCATGACCTCTAGAAGGAGGTATAATAACTATTAATCGTGCAGCATCAGCAGCAATAAAATCTGTAGGTTGAAAAGCTGTTAAATCAACCATTCCATATGTATATCCAGTTCCTCCAGCTGTTATGACTACCGAAGTAACAGTTCCATTAGAAGTAGTAACCGATGCTTTTGCTCCTGTTCCATCCCCTAATATATCAACTGTGGTAGTTTGATTTATATAATCACTACCACCATCTGCAATATAAACAGTTTTAATTTGGTTAAAATTAATGGTAGAATCACCAGCTTCTCTAACTTTTTGAATTTGAGAATTAGTTGATGTTTCCCAATCATTAGGAACAACAATATATTCTGTAGAGTCAAATTTTATAATATCACTAGGAGAAATTGAAAATAGATATTTCCAAATATATCCATCATTACTAGTTCCTGCAGCTGATGGTTCTAAATCAGTAAATGTAGGTTCATCTTTAGAGTTACCTGGTTTGTAATTATCAGTACCATCTCCCTCATAACCAAAAGATCCATTATCTAAACACACATAAACATTATAATCACTATTAACTACATAATAATTTGAATCATATAATCTTCCAGTTTTTGAAACTGGAGCCATATTACTAATACTGTAATCCTGCCTATACATATCGTAAGGAGTATTAGATTTCCAATCAACCTTTCTTATAACTCTTCTAATATTAGTACTATTAACTTTTTTCCCAAAAAGAGAAGTACTTCTATACTGGGTCTCATATTGAAGATTATCTGTCGGTGCTGGAGGACTACTATTCCAAGTATCAGTTCTTCCAAAACCAACAATCGCTGGATCAGTACCTGGATTAGAAAGACCTAGAAAAACATAATAAGAATTATTATCAGATAAGACCGAATCTACAAAATTACCCGCATTAAATATTCGAAATTGATCTGTTACTATAGCAGACATATTAATAGTTTTTTAGATATTTATAATGTTTTTTAAGATGACTTGATAGCTCCACTATCTCTCATACCTTCATCTCTTCTTTGAAGAGTTGGGAAAGTAGTTAAACCTGAATTTACAGTGTAGTTACTAAGGGCAATTCCTATAGGATTTGTTGCTCTAGTAAGTGACCCACTCTTCTGATATAATCTACCCCAAGAGAACGCTCCTACAGGAGAATATTTTTCTCCGCTAGTACTTAATCCACTAAGACCAGTTTCAGAAGCAATATTACATGTAATAATTCCTAAAGTACCAGTATATGAAGGATCATAAACTAATCTATAAATGTTATCTAGGAATGTTGTACCAATTCCAACTGCACCATTACCTGATTCATAGACTGAAGTTACTCCAGTTCCAATTGAAGTATCAAAAATAGAAATTGGATAACCAGCCTTTAAAGTTTGATTAGACCAATTAGTTGCAGTTGAATCTAAATGGAATTTAAGTGCCAAAGCAGTTCCTATACCAGCAGTAGTACCAATACCAGTTATAATTCCAGTAAATCCTTGAACACTACTAATACCAGTAACAGTCTCTGTTTTATAAGTTGGTGATGGTGCTATAACTAATGGTGCATTAGTATTAGTATATCCAAATCCTGGATTAACAATCGTAGTTGCTGTTATGGTACCGTTAGTTATTGTTGCTGTTGCTGTTGCTGTTGTTCCAAAACCTACTAGACCATTTGCTTGAATATAACTACCGATACCAACTGTAGGTATTCCAACGGAAACCGAAGTTGTTGATCCAACATATCCAGAACCACCACTAACAATAGTTAGAGAAGTAATAGTACCAGAAGTAGAAACATTTGCTGTTAAATCAGCAGCAATAGGTGTAGTACTCTTATCAACAATAAATGCAGCAGCATTATTGAGGAATGGTGCGTCATAATCAAATAAATCTACATTATCCACAAAGAATTGACTATTATCACTAGTTGAGAATCCACTAATAACCTTTGCTGTTGGGAAAATTAGTGCTTCTATACTGTTTCTAGTCTTGTAAATTATATTTCCATTAACTATCTTATCTCTCTTCTGTTTAGTCCAACTTAAAGATTTCTCTTCTGTAGTAATTCCTGGACCACCATAGATATTAGTTTCTAGAGTATTAGAATTAAAGATTGATGAGACTGTTCTTTGATTTTGATTAATATTATCAGATATTCCCATTAATTCAACATCATCACCTGATTCCACTTGTGGTTTTATAGTAGTAACTAACTCAGTATCATTTTGTGAAGTTCCTCTGTAGAAGTAAATTGAAACATCATCTTCAGGTGCAGGTGGTTCTGTAAATACAAATGAGGTTCCTCCATTAAATTTGTATGCTGCTCCTGGTTCTTGCACAACTCCATTTATAATAATCAATAAACAATTTTCAAGATTAATAAAGTTATAACCACTTTCCTTATCAACTTCAAAACTTAGAAGATCTCCATCATACTTTAATTGGAATCTTCTTCTACCACCATCTTGTAGATCCTTAATATCATCCATATAATCAAGTTGTCCAAATTGCCACGCAGAGAAAGCATCATGGAATGTATCCAATACCTCAAACTCAGCAGTTCTTATAGGACTAGAAAGACCTAAAGCAGTTACCAATCCAACTGGTGTAAATATATCACCACGTTTAAATCCATATCCATTTCTTACCATCTCCCATTCAGTTACTCCAAATTGAGTAGTAACACCAATAATATCAGTTGCTACTCCAACATTAACAGTAATGGTATTAACTGTTGTTGACCCAATACTTATAG